TCCTGTTTTAACACTTCTTCCTCCAGGTACTTTATATGTGACTTTACCTTTGTCTGGTAAACCATTATTTACTCTTTGTAAAGTTTTTGAATCTCTTAAAATATCAACAATTTGTTTGTCAGGATAAGTTTCAATTGTATTTTTAATCCTGTTATATAATACATCAAATTCGGCTTGTGTTAATTCTCCCTTATCAAACAACATTAAATCCTTTATTATTTCGTCACCATACACCGCCCTTATAACTCTACGTTTAACTTCTACAGGTGAGACTTTCATTCCCGCATCCAATATTTTTCTTGTGATTCCCGGAACTACCTTTTCAATATCAATTTTATTTGAGTCTCTAATTAAATCATCAAGTGTTTTATATTCAGCCTTTCCAGCCTTACTGATAAAATCGTCTAAACTACCCCTTACAGATGCGTCAGGACTTTTTGCAACAACATCTATTATATCATCAACAATTGAAGCTTGTTCGTTAATTAGTTTTGGTTTAACACCCATTATCTCAGAAATCCTACTGATTTCTTCTAACATTAATTTATTCATAAGTCTAATGTATTTATATATAAGTATAAATATTGCATATTTTGGAAATGGAAATGGATAGTAATGAAATTATTTATGACATCTTACTCAAGATGAAGTACGATAACAGAAAAACTTTAAGTGAAAACTGCGATACAATCAATGAACAAAAAAAGTACTACGATGAGACCACAGGTAATTGGTATGATGAAAAAGGTAGATTAGTAAGTACAAATAAACAACCCACAGAAGTATCAGTTAACCAATCTACTAAACCAATTACTTCTAATTCATATTGTCAAAGTAAGAATTTAAATTATGACAGTAACACCAAAAAATGTTTTTTACCTGTAAAAACTCAAGAAAAGTTTTTTTCTAATTATGGTATTATAACAGGACAAGGACTTAACTATTTTATTGTTGATAATCAAAATGATTGGTTAGCGGTTGCCGCGGTTTATATTGCCAATGAGGTTGAAAATCAAAAATATATGAAATGGGGTACAAGACCTCATGGTAGATGTAAGTGTAAAGACACTTGTTTAGGTAGAGTTAAATATGATGGTAAATTAACTCCTCCATTAATGGAGACATTAGATGAACAAAATCCTTTTGTATGTTATAACGAAACTGTTGCATTTTCATTTGACAATATTGACTTTACAAATATCACATCAACTGAAGGAAGATTAAATAGAAGTTCTTTTAGAAATTATAATGGGTATATACCAAGTTGGTCTGATGTAAGTCAAAGTTATGGTTCAAATAATTTAAAAAAAATAATAAATAAATTAGATGAAAGATTTGTTGGAGGTAGTGGGTGGAATTGGTGGCAAAATGAGTTTAATGGACAGATAGTTATTAATTCCAAAAATTTAACTTCTTTAGAAATAACCACTCATGATTTATTAGGTATTTTGGCTATTGGTACAATGTTTATACCTTATGTTGGACCATTTTTATCTGTTGGTATTGGTATGGCAGACGCAGGTTTATATTATAAAGAAGGTGATTACGGAATGGCGGCTTTAGCCGGTGGTTTAACCTTAGCGTTTGATGTACCGGGAATTGCAAGTGTACTTGGGAAAATTTTGGGGTCAACCTCAAAACAAATTGCTAAAGGGTCAATTAAAAATATTGTTAAGGGAATGAAGGCTGGTGATTTAGGAAAACTAACCGCTAAAGAATATGAGGTCGTTAAAGCCTTTGAAAAAAATAGTGACCTTTGGGGTAAAGAAATTGATAAATTGGCAAAAAGTAAATCAAAACAAATTTTAGATAGTCCTAAAATGTCCGCAAAACTTAAACCAAAAGAAATTACAACTCTTAAAACTATTGTTGGTACTGAAAGTGCAACTAAAGGATTGGGTGGTCTTTCTGCATCAGTTTGGGGCGGTGTTTCATTATATAAAAAATTCTCTCAATCATTTGATGAAGAGTTAAATAATGAAATTGAAAAAGCAGGATTTAGTTTAGATGGTGTTGTTGACGCATTTGGTTTTGGTTGTTACGAAGGGATGGATGAGTTAGCTTGTAGAACAAATATGGGTAAACTTAAAAAACTTTGGTCGTCGGGATGGAGACCTCTGAACACAAAAACAATGAAAGTAAATCAGGTTCCGATAAGTTTTCAAACTGACAAATATAAAAATGATATTTTGCCAAATCAGTTATCTCAAGACTACAAATTTATGGAAAACATGATTTTGAGAAGTATTGAACAATCCTCCGCTTCAAATGCTGAGTTAAAAAAACAAATTGATGCAAATAAATCGTATAAATCAACTAATCCAAAATCTAAGGAGATAAGTTCTGAAGAACTCGCAGCTTATGTGATTGATTAATTACCAAACTTGGTTTGCAGAACCTCTTGTTAATCCTGTTGTCCACTTTTCTCCGGCTTTACCTAACATGTTAGCCTTTCCTCTTTTTGTTTGATAAAATTCTTCCCATTTTGGGACTTTTGGGTATCCTTCGGTTGACCCTCCTCCTGAAGGTGCGGAGTCTCCCTGTTCTGAAATTTCAGAATTAACTAAAGATGAGTCATTTGTTAATTGTCTCATCAAATTAATATATAAATCAATGTTATAATCCATTAAAAAATTTGAGTGTCGGGCAATTCGTTATTTGGGTCTGAATAATAATCATTTAAAAATAATTTAAGTTCTATTTCATCAATGATATCTTCAGTAGGTATTTCTTCCTCAAAGATATATTCATCAGTATCTTCTTCGTATTGGTAACTAAAATCTTCGGATTCAAAACTACTATTCTCTAAAAGCAAAAATCCATAATTTTCTGCTATTGAGATTTCAAATTCTGTTTCTCTGATATATTCATCAGAATCTCCCTTAATTCTAAATGAGACTTTTACAGTATCAATTTTACTGTTATAGTAATAGTCAACAATTTCTTTAATTATCATCAAAGTATTCTATTAAACCAATTCAACGACTCATTAATTTGTTTAATTACTGAATCTTTTTTACTTTTTAATTTAATGCTTTCCTCAATTTGCTCTTCAGTATATGATTGATTACCACACTCATTACATTCACTCTCATTCATACCTGAACCACATTCACAAAGTTTTCCTTCGTACATTTTATCACCGCACTCATTACATTCACTCTCATACATATTGGAACTACATTCACATTTTTCACCTTCATATAATTCTCCGCATCCTTCACAAACTTTCATCATAGGTTTATTAATACCTGTGTTTTTATATTTAGTAACATCACCTTTATTATTAAGTGTAACACCTTCAGAATCTTGAGCCAAGTTCTCAACTTGTAATGGTGTCATGTTACCTTTTGGTTGCATAACTTGATATCCATTATATTGTTCTCTGTGTTTTTCAGTTATAGATTTTTTCTCTTCTTCAGATATGTTTAAAAAATAATCTCTCATAATTTGTTTTTGCAATAAATATATTGTCAATATTATTTGACAAAAAAAATTATTATTATTAAATTTAATGTTATGACACCTGAATTAAGCAAACAACCAGTATATAAAGACCATAGAGGTTCTTTCACACCAATCAAATTATCCGACAAATGGGTTCAATCAAATGTTAGTATCAACGATGATATAATGACTTTTAGAGGGTTACATTTACAAAAGAACCCAAAATCACAAGCAAAACAAGTAATGGTTCTTCAAGGAAGAATTTTAGATTTTTGTGTTTGTGTTGATAAACTAAACCCAAACTTTGGTAAAACATTTGAATTTATGATGAGTGAAGGTGATAGTTTATATGTTCCTCACGGATATGCTCATGGGTTTTTAACACTACAAAGTGGAACAATTGTTAATTATTTGGTGGATGAAGAATACTCACCTGAACATGAAGTATCAATTAAATGGGAAAGTGTGGAAGATGTTAGAGAGTCAATTACAAAAATTACTTCTGGATTTACTTTCAAATTAAAGATGAGTGATAAAGACCGTGACGGAATTAATATCTCAGAATTAGTATGATAGACTACATAAATGAAAATGCTGAAGGAGCAGTTTTATTAACAGGTTTTGATGATTGTATTGTAGGTATTGTTGAAGAATTTGGAGGTAACCGAGTATTATATTCAAAAGAAAAAATAATTCAAAAACTCATAGAAGACATGAGTGAAGAAGAAGCTTACGAATACTTTGATTATAATATTATTGGTGGATACTTTGGAGACCAAAATCCGGTGTTCTTATCCAAAGTCTTTTAGTCTTTGTCTCATCCAAAATGAGGTAATTACAGAGTCAAATCTTTTAAGATATCTATTAATATTTTCAGCTGAATTTTCTCTATCAGTATCTTCTAAAAAATTAATAACTCCATTAACCATATGTCTTTGGGACTTGTCGGCCATTTCTAACATCTCATCATATTCATCATTATCCTCAACATACGCATGAAACTTACTAATATTATTTTTACCCATCCATAGATATGGAGCCGATTGGTGCATATTAATAATTCCTGATTTTCTCAAAGCAACCAAGAAATCATGGAAAAAATCCATTCCGTCTTTACCAAAATAGTTGTATAATTCGGCAACTTTTTCCATATCATCCATGTTCATAGACTCAGTAATAACATTCAAAGAGTCCTCACCATATTTTTCAATAAAGTCATCTTCTAACATCCACACATCTTTTTGTTGCTTTGGGTCATGTTCAAGTATTAATGATAAACTAGAACCATTATCCCATTTTACATTTATTTGAGTCCACATTTGACCAACTTGTTCAACACGAGTTACAGTTCCGGCATCCCCTAATGTTACCGAATTTTCTCCACCCATATTAATACAAACAACTCTATCACCTTTACTTAGGTCGTATGGGTTAATTTTTATTTGATTACTCATATATTTATAAATACAATGAAAGTTCTAATTTCACAATCAACAAATAATGTAATTCTTACTGAATCTGTGTTAGACGATATTAAATCAACACTTAAATCTGCCAAAGACATTTCACATGATGCAATTGTTTCAACAAAAAAACAATTGAACATGGATTTGAAATTTTTATTAACTTGGGGAGCGTCAATTGGTGGAATAATGGCTCCTTTAATGGATTATGTTAATGGAAATTACCCTGAGTTAGATACCGCTTCAGCATATTCATTGGTTGTTGGAGCTGTTAGTATAGTTTTTTACAATAATGAAAAACAAATTAGAAAAATTGCTGAAGACATAGAAGAAAAAGGTTTAAATGATGTTTTTGTGGATGTGTTAGAAAAAACAAAAGAATTAAAAAACACTTTATCTGATTTTATTGAGTCTTTAGGGATAACAATTAGTCAAGTTGGTAATATTATATCTTACGCATTTTTAATTCCAATTATACCAATGTTAATTAGTATTCATGTTGGGAGTAATACAGATACTTCTTTGGTTGTTAGTAAAATAATCAAAAGTTTGTTATCATCTGGTGGGGTTGCACTAAGTGCTAATTTGTTAAAGGTTTTGTTAACTAAAATAGTTGATAGAATTAGACAAAATCAATCTTAATTTTCAAATCTCCGTTTCCCTTAATTGTCCTGTGATAAATTCCTTCGGGTATAAAGTATTTTTCACCTAATTTCATTTCAACAGGTAACTCATCATCTAATTGTAACATCCATCCATTCCCTTCTAACACTTCAACAAGTCTATCTTCTCTGTCTCTATGCCAATGAAGTTCTCCTGAATCAACATTTGATTCAAATATTCTGATTTTTGATTTTTCTGAAATTTGTGAGTCTAAGTATGGTTTCATATGTATGAATAATTATTGAATGTTTTAGATTTTAAACGATATCTTATCAGACTTCGTTCAATTAATAATTTATTAGACGCTTCTGTAATTGAATCATATACTATACCATCTATGATTATTGGTTTTTTATGTTTGCAAACATAATTTGAATTATTTTTTCTTATTATACATTTTTTTGAACAAAAAATTTGTGTGTTGTTTCTATATATAAATTCTTTACCACAATTATTACAAATTCTATTTTTTTTATGTTTTCTATTGAAGAATTTATTAACTCTTTCATCATTAAAAAAATCATAAAAACCTTTAATATTGCCAAAATTCATGATGTTATTTTTACTCTTAACTGATTTCGATAAAAGAATTAAATCTTCAGACACATCTTCAATATCAGAATAACCTAATTTGTCTTTAACATAATAACATTTTTCTTGATACTTTTTCCAATAATTTATCCAATATTTTTTCTGATTTTGTTTAGATTTTTCACTATTTAAAGACATGTGAAGTTTTAATTTTAATTTATCTTTATATATTTTAGATTTTTCTTCACCGTATGACTCCTCATATGTTTTACCTTTTGTATAAGATGAATTGGATATTTTTTCTTTAATTTTATCGATATTAGGGTGACTAGATAGAGTGTTTCCACCATCTCCGCCTTTAGTTATATTATATAGAATGTGATTTTTCCTGTATTCTCCAATCCAATAAATTTCTTTTTTTGATAATTCTTCATTATTGTCGGCAGTATCAATAATTTTTTTTGTGAAATTATTCTTACCGTATTTTTCAATTGCCCTTCTAATCAGAACTCCGGACCCATAATATGATATCCTATTGGTCGTGTCTTTACCTATATAAATTTTACCATTAATAGTATTTTTAATTTCATATATAACCATATCATTGTGTTTATATATAAATATCAAAAAAAATAGTTTTTTCCAGTGAATAAATGTCTATTTCTACCAAAACCCAGGATATGTCCGTCCGCCCCAGAGGTGCCCGAATCGATTGAGGCGACACGCCCAGTAACCGGCTTTCATTCTATCATTTTTCTTATCACATTGGTGTCTTGCGGCAAATGATTTACGAGCCTTTGGGTTAGATACTTTGGCAGTTAACCCCCCATGAACATCCCCAAAAGAAATTTTCTTAACTCTTCCTGTAGATGGGTTCTTAACATATACAACATATTTTTTACCCCCACCTGAGTTTCTTCTTGGTTTACCAATTTCAACTTTTTTACCGTTATATTCGGCTTCGTTAATAAATTCTTCAGCGAGTGGAATATCTAAATAAATTTCTTTACCATTTTTTAGAGTAATTTTTTTACCCAAATCACTTTCAACAAGTTCAATTTCTTCTTCAGATAATTCCATTTGACCTTCATAATATAACTCTCTGACTTCATTAATTAAATCAAAGAATTTTTTTGAGTGTGGTCTGAACACATTTTCTAATAAAGACAAATCATTGTCCAAGTGATATTTTAGATTTTCTGAAACAACAATTTCAGGATTAGAATACTCTAACAAAGTTTTTCTTAAAATTTTTTCAATATTCATTTTTTCTCACGAAATAAAAAATACAATCCAAAGAATGATAGTGCAATACCATAGAAAATACCTGTGGTAGTCCAATAAGAATTGGTGGCATTTAGTATCATTTTGAAAATGATGTCGAACCCTAAAGGGTTGAAAAACATTCCAGCCATAAGACAGAAAGTTGCTATATTTTTGCGGAATATTTGTCTCCAAGTCATCACTATCCATTTATTTGGGTTTAAAGTTTATGAATTTGAAAAAATCAAATTCTTTTTAATAAATATTTTGTGAATGTGAATATTTGATATATATTTGTAGAAATAATTAAAAAGTCAACAACTATGAAAAACACAATCTTAATTTTAATCTCAACTTTAATCAGTTTAGCGGTTAATTCACAAGTTATTACTGTAAAAATGAATGGGTTTTATAAATACCAACACCCATCAAGCGTTTCTATATATGATGCAGAAAGAGAGGGTACATTAGAACTTATTAGTTTGTGTAAAACAACTACAACTTTCATTTTTGATTTATCATCTTCAAAAATGAAAGTAATTAATCCCGACTCAACTGTATGGGAAGGCAACATAACCGAAATTGTACCAACAGGAAATGTATTTGATATTTATGTTGGGGATTGTTTGGTGATTTTATCAAACGATGTTAATACAGGTGAATTTGTCTATATCATGGAGTGGAAAGAAGAATTTTTCACTGATTGCGAATTATCTTTGGGAAATCAATTAGATGTAACTATTCAAAAATAAAAAAGGGGGTAACCCCCCTTTTTTATTTATTTTATCGTTTTAAGTTTATTATCTTGCTTGTCTGGTAGTACAATCATAAACTAAATTATTTCTATCTTTAACTAATTTGGTAAATGCCGGATATAAACCCCTTTCTTTCGCATAATATTCAATCGCTCTTTTAGAATCATTTAATATAATATTACTTGTCATAACCTTATTTAGAACTATTTGAGATTGTTGGTCAGTGAATGAACATAACGCATCCGCAGTTTTAAAAGTTGCAACTAAGTATTTTAAACCTTCATCAAATAAATTTACCACAACATTATATCCCGCTTTCTGATATTTCTCTATATCATCAGATGTGATGTCTTTTGATGAGTCTAACTTAGGTTGTGAATCTACCTTTGGCATATATGTTTTTAGATTAGCCCTTAAATCATCATAATTTATAAATTTAAGTAATTGGTCAGGTGTGGTTATTGTTGGTATTTTAACAGGAAATGTGCCGCTAGCCGTTTCAATTTGTCTTACAGGAATTTCTGATGTTGCCGATGTTCTTGGTGGTGTGGTTGTTTGTTCAGAAAGGTAATTATTTTTAGTGGCGCTTTTATGCATTTCCAAAATTCTTTGTTTTTCATTATTATCAATTTCAAATAATTTTCTCATAATATTTTTTATTTATAAATATTACAATAAATGAAAAAATAAAATACTTATTGCAAAATAACAGATATGGCAGCAAAGGCAACAAAAAACTCGGGTTCGGCTAAAATTAGTTTTGGTTCAAAAAAAGTAGGAAGATTTTCTAAAAAACAATCACCTAATAAGAGGTCAAAAAACTACAAAAAGGCTTATAGAGGTCAGGGAAGATAATTTATTTTTTTTTGGCAAGGACAGGTTCTCCCC